GCCGGCGGCTGCTTGCGAGGTAAGGGCTTGGTTGAAAAAGCCGTTGACGTAGGTCCACTCGCAGAACGTGAGGGCGTAGCCTCGGCTGGCGACGCCGGAGAGGTCAAGCGGTCCTTCCGAGCTCCATGAGTCGTTGCCGGCGGTAATGACGAACTGGCGCTGCTCGATCCAGCAGTTGTAGTTGGTGACCGGCGCCTGCGTGAGTTGGCCGGGAAAAGCGCCCGACGAGAACGTCTGCACCTCGAGGATGGGCCAGAACGCCGGGTGAATAATGAACTGGCCTTGGCGGTTAGCCCGGTAGCGGCCTGCCTCGGTGTTGACCGTGGCGCCGAGTGTGCCGATGGCGCCGAGGCAGTATTGGTCGGCGAAGGCTGAGGCCTGGACGATTAGATCGTTGAGCGCCGTGTCCTGCACCTTGAAGTCGCCGCCGGGGACGAGTTGCGTGGTGTCGATGGCCGAGGCGATTGGCGACCGCTTGAACTCGCCCGGCGTGAGGTAGACCGAGCGGTTCTGATAGGTGAGGTTCTGCGGTGCGATGGCGCTCATGGTTCTAGTTTGCCCTTAGTTTTGCTCGGCGACGAGGTTGCTGCCGTCGCATCTGCCGCAATGATCGTGAAAGACGGCGAGGAAGCCGCAGTCCTGGCAACGGAAGCCGACCGGGGCGTTGATGGTGGTGCCGACCGTCACGAAGTCGCCGGTGCGCTTCATCTGGCGAGCGGTGATCGGGTCAACGTGGAAGGTGCCGTCCTTTGAGCGTTTGTGCTCACGGCCACCTATCTCAATACTGACGGCGCCCTTGTCCGGTCCTAGCATCCTCGTCATTGGCATCTCCCTCCTACCGCCAAAGGCGAGCGACCCGAGTCACGAGGACCCGAGCCGCTCGCCTGAGGCGTGCTGTGTGGAGCGCCTAGCTGGTAATGCCGGTGATGGCGCCCGACCATGCTGGTGCACGGTGAAGCATGGTGCCGTACTGGTACGTGCTGAGCTCGTAGTTCAGCGACGTGACGGGCCACTCGATGACCGTCAGGTCTGCACCTTGGACGTTCCTGACCTCGGTCGTGGTGTTGATGCCACTGTCGGGGAAGGGGAGCGTCTTGGTCCAGATGAGGGCCGTGCCGCTCGGCATGTAGGGCGAAGCCACCACGTCGACCATCTTGCCGGTGACCTCGTTGACGAGGCCGGTCACGACCGAGCCGATGGACACGCCATCGCCGCCGTCGTAGTTGATCCGGTAGCCGGTGTTGCCGCCACCCGAGGCCTGGATGGCCTTGGCAAGCAGACGACGGGTTGAGCCGTCAAGCAGGATGCAATCCGGGTCGGAAATGACCGATGCGTACAAACTTTGGAAGGCGTCCTGAAATTCCTTGGCCGGCTCGCTGGTGCTGAGTGAACCGTTGAGACGGTTGACGTAACCGGAGATGCTCGTGTTGGTGAAGGTTGCCACGAGGCCGTCGAAGGCGGCAGACGAGGCGTCCGCTGCCGAGGATGGCGCCGTGAATGATCCCGAACCAGCCGACAGGATGGTCACCGAGGAACCGACCACGGAGGTCTTTTGCGTGTAAACGCCGGTGCTGGTGCCCGAGTAGACCCACCAACGGACTGCCGAGGCCGGCAGGTTGGCGGTGTTTGCCGTGATGGTGACGGCGGTGTTTGAGCTGAGCGCCTGCGAGCCTTCTGCCGTAGCAACAGTCTCACCGAAGCCGGTGTCAAGGGTCACCTTGTAGTAGAGAGTGCCGGTGAGCGTGCCGCCGGTCGTCGCTGCTGAGGTGAAGTTGGCGATCAGCGGCGTGGTCAGGTTGCCCGAGTAGCCGTTGGCCGAGGTTCCACGTCCGGCGATGAGGTTGCGCTCTTCGCCGATCATGTGGGCCCAAAGTGCCGCCGTGTGGCTGAGCTGCCGAAGGTCGGCGAAGCCCATGCCGGCGAACTGCGACTGCATTGTCACGCTGTCCGAGACACCCTGCTCGGTGAACGGCACGACGTGACGGTCGGCGGCGTAACTGATCTTCGCCGGACGGTTGCGCGTGATGTTCGCGTTGTCCCACGTCGAGGAGACGCTGGACGACGAGAAGAAGGTGTTGAGGTTGGCAACGCCACCCGAGCCGGAGTTCGAGACGCCGGTGATGCGACGGTACTCTGCCGCCTGACCGATGCCGGTGGTGCGAGGCACGGAGTTGCGAACGACGAACGAACGGGGCACGAGCAGGGCCAGCGCCGGGTCGAGGTCGTAGGGAACCATGCCGAAGGTGCCGACCGAGGACGACAACGGGTTGGTGAGGCTCCAGTCCTTGTTGATCTCGGCGAGGCGGTCAAGTGCGCTCTGCACGTCGGCGGCCTGGTCCGGGGTCATGGCCTTCGTCGTCATTTCCGAGCGAAGTGCGTCGAGGTCGGTGGTCGGGTTTGCGCTCTTGACGACGCCCTGCCCGCGAACGAACTGGACTTCGCCGCGTGAGGCGGCTGAGATGGCGCGGTTCTGGCAGTCCGAGAGGACCGACTTGAACTGCTCGAAGCGGTCGACTCGCTGGTCGGCGGGAACGCCGCCGAAGAGTTCGTCAACCGAGGGGGCTGCGAAAGCCATGATGGTTGCTCCTTGAGAGTGGTTTGGTGTGTGCGGTATTGCGTGCTTGCTAGGCGGTGGCGAACTTGGCTGCGTCGCGGCTCATGGCGTCGGCCTTGTCGCGGTACATCTTCGCCAGTGTGGGATCTTCCACCTGCGTTGCGATGCTGTAGTACCGGCTGGCTTCTGCTTCAAGTCGCTCGGCTTCGGCGCTCTTGCGCGCTTGGGCCTGCGTCCGAGTAATCGCCGGGCCACCGGGGGCGGCTAGCGTCTTGACCCGCTCCAGCTCAGCCTTCAGGAGTTCGAGCTCCTCTTGCTGCGCTGCCTTCACGGTCGTTACGTCCTCACGGAGGTCCTCGATGCCGAGGGCCTTGATGAGGTCGATCTTGATGGCGTCAACGGCGTTGGCGTCGCCGGCGTTGGCGCTCTTGATGAGGTCGGCTGAGACGCCGAGCATCGTGAGGTCCATGTTGCTGCTCTCCTTGTCTGAGTCGTCCCATGCGGTGAACGGGGCGTCCGTTTCGTTCTCGCTGGCCTCGTGGAGCCACCAGTCGAGGAACACCTTCAGGCAGAGAAGCAGGTTGCTCACGTCGCCGATTTCGTCCTCTTCGCCGTTGAGCATCTCGTCGAGTTCGGCCTTGATGAGGGCGATGAGCGAGGCTCGGACGGCGTTGAGGTCGTCCTGGTCGTGCTCCATCTTCTCGGTGTCGGCCTCGGCGCCCTTCCAGTTGTCGGGAATGAGGTCCTCACGTCCGAGGGCCTTGGCTCGGGCCTTGATGTGCGCCTTTGTCGCCGCCGGGTCCTTAGCTCGTCCGAACGATTGGATGGCGTTCTTGAGGTCGGCGATCGACTTGATGGGGTAGCCACCGCCCGACATTGCTTGGCCGGCGCTCGCCATATCGGCTCGTTCCTTGTCCGAGTAGTCCTTTTTCTCGACCTCGGCGTCTGCGCCCTTCTCGGGTTCCACGATTTCGCCGGTGGCAAGGCCTGCCTCGGGGCGCTTCTCGTCGATCATGCCGGAGCCGTCGCAGGTCGGGCACGTCTCGCCAGTCTCGGACAGTTTGCCGAGGCCGTCGCACTTGGAGCAGACCGTTTGCTTGCTCTGATCGGGCTCTGCCGGCTCGGGGTCGTAGGTGTCCTCGGGCTTCCACTCGGCGTCGACTGTGCCGGTGGTGCTTACGTCCTTGTCAATGTAGGTGCGTTCGGCCTCGACGGCCTCGACGGCCTCGGTAAGTCCGACGCCCTTGGCGATGGCGGTGACGGCGGTGGGGTTGCAGGGACGGTCGACGTAGGACACCTCAACGACGGTGCCGCCGACGATCCTGCCGCCCGGAGCGTTGGCGTCCTTGACGACCTTGGCGCCCTTGATGCCGATGGAGTAGCCGCGGAGTGCGCCGGCTTCGATCTTGGCTGCGGTCATCGGGTCGACGACCTTGCTCTTGAGGTGCCAGTCGTCACCGTCGCTGGAGAGTTCAAGCCCGACGCCGGCGGCGACTGGCTGGTGCATCTCTCGCAGGTTGCCGAACTTCATCCACGCTGGCATCGCTTCACGGAGCCACGCCGGGTCGCAGACCTGCTCGTCAAGGTCGAGGTCCGGACCGGTCGCCTTGCCGACCACAATCAGGGAGCCGTCCTCGTCGTAGGACTTCTCAATGTCGCCGGCGTACGCGTAGGTGATCTGATCGGTCATCGGTGTCTCCTGAACTAGCCGAGCTTGTAGTGGCGTTGCATCCGGTCGTGGTGCTTTGCCTTGGCGTGGTGTGCGAGTTTCTTGACCTGGTGACGCTTTGCCACGGCCTTCTTCGGCTTGGTCGCTCGGTGCGTCGTGACCGTCTTGCCGTGTGTGGAGTGCCTCCATGCCATCGTTTGTCATCGTAGGTCTAGTTAGCGCCTCGTCTGCGTAGCGGTGGGATGGACAAGGCTGCGATTGTCGTCGGGGATTGCTGAATGGTCGGTGATCCATTTGCGATAGGGCTGCGGTACGGCGCTCAGCGTTGCCGCTGGTTGCACCGCTTGAACAAACTCGTAACGGGTAAAAGCGTTGAGCAATGGCACGACGGCGTTGATCTGCGTGCGCAACGCCACGAACCTGTTCATCTCGGTTTGAGTCATGCTGCTCCTATGCTCGGACGGCAATAGCGCCACGGTTGAGGATGACGTAATAAGTGTCGTCAACGGTTGCGCCGCTTGAGAAATTGACCATGGGGTTTTCAATGAACACGCAGTCGTAGCCGGCCGCCGAGGCGTAGCGCATCGGGTCCTCAATAATTTGGCGTCCGTCGTTAGCGGTGTCGTAGCGGTCGCGCACTTCTTTTGGGATGCGATCTAGCCATTCCCGTTGGCTCTCATTCGGGAGCGTCGGGTACTCCTCTTTGATGGCGGATTGCTCGTCCCGAAGGTTCTGAATGTAGGTAAGGAACTCTGCTCGGAGGTCGACTTGGTTGATGATTTTGGCGTCGGGGTGCATGAGCAAGTCCATGCGTTGACCGAACTCTATTTCTTCGCCTTTGGCGTTCTGCTTGGTGAACTCGTCGGCCGTTTCTACAGACTTGGATGCGTAGGTGCCGTTGCCAAACATTCCTTGGCCTGCAAAAGCGTCGCCAGTCTTGAAAGCGTCAACGTATTCCTGCACCTGGTCTGCGGTGTTGGCGGCGATGCCTCGATACATCGGCTGCCAGCCATTGTCGGCAAGTTTGGCGAACTGCTCGTCATTGATGACCGTGGGCTTAGCGTCAAAGCCGTTGAGCCTCCATATTTCTTGCATTGCCTTGTCGCCGTTGCCTCTAATGCCGTCCCAGTAGGGGTCGTCGCTTACTGCGTTGAAAACGGTGCTCCAGTTCTGAGCGAAGTAGTCAAAGGTGCGTGCAGGAGCGTTGAGCGTTGGCGCAAGTGACGATCCGCCGCTGGTGTCGAGGTGCTCTAGGTCGTCGGGTGCGTCGCTTGGTGGCGTCGCTCCGCTTGGACTGTCGCCCGGTCCGTACTCGGAGTCGGCGACCGCCTGCGAAGAGTCGACATCGCCCGAGCCGACGATGGAGCACCGGCAGGACGGGTGACCGGGTGGCTGCTCGTCGCTGAAGTTGTGAGGGTTGGCGTCCTCCTGGTCTTGGCAGGCTTGGCAGGCGCCGTCGTAGGAAAGCCAGTCAAACGTCGCAAAGCCGAGGGCCTGGTATTGATCCGATTGTGCGGCGATCATGGCTCGGCTCGTCTCGGTCTGAGCGATGAGGAAGGAGCGAGCCGGGTCGCCGAGAAAGTCGGTGATGTTGCTGGCGACGGTGTTGATCGGGTCGCCGGCGGCAAGACCGTCTGCGATGGCGTTGCCGATGCGGTCGATGGTGGTGTCGCCGATGCCTTTGACCGTCGAGCTTGCATCGTCAAGGAGTTGCCTGAGCCCGCCGTCGGCGGCTTTCATGGCGGCGTCAGTGTCGCCCGGCTTCCATGTGCTCCAGTC